ACAATTACAAATCCACAAAGTGGAGATATTCTAAGTTATTTCCCAAATGATAGTACATGGAGAAACGTAACATTCACTCCATCTTTCGCAGATATAGACCAACAACCAGCAGATTCAGCTGATAAAGCGTTATTTGAAAATAGTTTCCGTAATGCAGCAACAGTATTAACAGTATCAGCAAATGGTACATCCGCATATCGTTTTGACCAATATGGAACAACAGACAATCCAACTATTTACGTAAAAGCTGGTACAACTGTTGGATTTGATATGTCTTTCGATTCAGGTGGTACACACCCGCTTAAAATTCAAACAAGCGGTGGAGCAGATTATAATACAGGATTAGTTGCTTTACAAGAAGGTAACATATACGAAGAAGCTAATGCTCAAGGCACTTATTCAGGAACATTATTCTGGAAGATACCAGCATCAATTTCTGGCAATTACAAATATCAATGTGCATCACATTCGGGAATGACAGGAACAATCGTTGTTGAAGCTGCCGCAGGTGGTGGAGGCGGAGGCGGAAGTTCTGCTACACGTAATACAGAAACAGAAACAACGGCTTCAATTGCAGACGGTGCAGCAGGTAATGTTGCTTTTGCAGATATCGGTAAATCATATGTTTTATATGAAGTTACAACTGATAAAGCAGCATGGGTACGTATCTATGATGAAGTTGCATCAAGAACAGCTGATGCAAGTAGAACACAAGGTCAAGATCCGGCTGAAGGATCTGGTGTAATCGCAGAATTTATTACAGGTGGTGCAACCACTGTTAAAGTTACACCAGGCGTATTTGGCTGGGTAGGAAACAGTGAATCAACTGTTCCAGTTTCAGTAACAAATTTAAGTGGTTCGACAGGAACCGTACAAGTAGATATAACAGCATTAACATTAGAGACTTAATAGATGGCAATCGACGAGTCATTAAAATTTTTACCACCAGAAGAACTTTATAGAGTTATTCCTCATGAAGCAGATTCTAATGGTAGAAAAAATCACTCAATCCGTTTAAGCGAAGGAACCGACTGCGACGCTTTTTGTGAAGATTTAAATTCACAAGGATTTGAATGTATTGCTAATCCTAGCATGTTTCATAGAATATGTGTATTTAAATTTACCGAAGAAGAAGCGAATACTATTTCAGAAAGAGATGATGTTGTTAGTGTAAATGTCGAACAAGATAAAGTACTTTATAGTTATAACCCACAAAATCGTAACGGTAAAACGACTGTTGAAACATACTTCGACACTTCTTATCCTTCAAGTACTTTTGATGGAACTGATTTTATTCCAGCTAAATTTTTCTGGGATACAAATACAACAGCACCAACACCAAATGGAAGGCCTTTAGGTTTCTTTAATAACGCTCAGTTTGGTGGTGGAACTCAAGAAGATACTTACGCATCAACAAATACGACTATATCTCATAATTTTGATGGAAGCACTGTTGATATTGTTATTGTAGACCCTAGTGGTGGTGCTCTTGAACAGCCATCGTGGGCTCAAGCACATCCAGATTTCAAAGACGCATCTAATAATTTTAGATTTGTTGCTGTTGATTGGGGTGATTATGATGCGGGAGTAACCAACGTAAGAAATAATCAAGTCACAAATGGTTGGACAGACTTTGGTACACACGCACTTGGATGCGCATCAGTTGCAGCAGGTACTTATTGTGGTTGGGCAAAAAACGCAAACCTTTATTATGCTGATGCGACTTATGATAATGAATTATCAATTTATGCAGCAATTCTTGCATGGCATCAAGCAAAACCAGTTAACCCAGATACAGGTAAACGAAACGCTACTATCGTAAACAATTCTTGGGGTTACGCTGATGATGTAAGAGCTGAGAATATTATACCTATCGAAGAAATTTCTTCTTTTAACGCATTTGATGATGATGGAAATCAAACAACAGTAACTAGACCAGGTGGTGGTTGGGGAAGTGATTACTCAGATTTCATAGACAACGGATTCAATGTTGTTAACACGACTGGTGCTAATGGAACTGATAAGTGGGGAATCGCAACTTTTCGTTCAAACTCTTCTAGGGATACTGTTTGGGATGCTGTTTTAAATTTCTTTAATGGTGTTAACGGGATTTATATGTTCTTCGCATCTGGTAATTCTCCAGTTGTTTTTGCAAGAACAGACCAGCCTCAGTATAATAATCAAATCTTTATGGATTCAAATTATTTTTACTATGACTTAAACGAATCCACTGGCAGTAATAAAGTTACTGCTACTGAAAACACTTATGCTCCTGTAACTGGTACAGAATATACTCATAGGTGTGAGTATCTCGGTAATCGCTATTCATTTTATGTTTCATCATATCAGTTTAGTACAACAAACCCATTAATGGAGCATTATCCCGCAAGAGGTCCAGCGATTGATGCAATAGGACAAGGAAGAGGTTCATGGTGTGCGACATCTGTTTATAATGTTAAAACTGACTCAAATGGATTTGAGTGGGGAACATTTTCTGGAACTTCAGCGGCATGTCCAAATGTGGTTGGTGCAGTCGCATTAATGCTTGATCATTATTATCATGGAGAAGGCGGAGCATCTTGGCCAAGTATCGCAGAATTAAGAACCATGATAAGAAGTACTTTCTCTCAACATCCTCTTCCATTAGTAGAAGATTTAGGAAAAGATAGAAGTGGTAATGCAGTAAGTAAAACAAGTTTTCCTGCAGCGGGCACAGAAATGTGGGGACATAGATTACAAGGTAGCTACCTTGTAAACCAAACTATGACTCAACGCACACAGTTAACAGAAAGAGTACAAGATAGAAACAGTTATAACGATAACTGGGCAGTTTCTGTAGGAGCTAACGGAACTACGGCTTATACCTTTACAGGAACTGTTGGAGCAGAAACATTTAGTAGTACTAATGATCCAATATTAGTTATAAGAAAAGGTGATACACTCACTTTTAGTATTAATGCAACAGGACATCCTATGTATATTAAACAATACAAAGGAAGTGTAGTACAAGGTTCTGCTGATGCTTATAATACTGGTGTAACAAATAATGGAACTCAATCAGGATTTATGATTTGGGCCACCGACACTGTACCTGCAGGGCTCTATTATTATATTTGTTCGAACCACGCTGCAATGGCTAATTATATTGTTATATTAAGTGAAACTGAATATTATTATTCAGGCAGTGGAATTATGGGCACAACTCCAAACACAAGAGTTTGGTTACCTTGGTCAATAAGAATGGGAACAGCAGGAAAAACAAAGCAACCAAGAAGTATAACTTATACTTCTAGACCAGCAACAGGACAAACATATCCTAGGCGGAAGATTAGAGTAGCTTAGAGAATGAAGATAAATAAAACTAACAATCAAATTTTTTCAATGAGCTTATAAAATGCCAGAAGTATTATCTAACAATTTTAAAACGGATATCACAAGATTATTCATTGATGATATTAATAACAATGATTATTTCTTGTTTGTTTCCGCTATCGATTCTTTCGATCCAGTAGATTCTAAATTTTCTAAAAATGAATTTTTAGAAAGAACTTTGTTTGGCAAAAAAGTTGAAATCAATGATATTCATTTTATGATTAGATATCATCCTTGGCAGGTTGGTCAAGTGTATGTTGAATATGATGATACAGTAGATTTAACAGATCAAAAATTCTATGCTGTTGTTGGACCTAACGATAATGAAACTGGTGATTATCGCGTTTATAAATGTTTGAATAATAATAATGGCGCAACAGTAACATCACCTCCTAATTATAATCCAACAACTACAAACCAAGTTTATGAAACAGCTGATGGGTACGTATGGAAATATATGTATGTTATTAGTGAATTACAATTCGAAGCTTATAATGCTTTAGGTTATGTACCAATTATTGGAACTTTTAATACTAATCCAACTTTAGGTCAAGGATCAAAATTATCTGATATTGTTGTTACTAATCCATTAGACAATTCTGGATATGTTAAAGAAACAGGTGGATTAATTTCATCTCCATTTTATGATGGCACTATGTTAGTAGATCCTTTTTCAACTTGGAGTCCTATTACAGGTTATTACGTTGGACAAAATATTTACACAGTAAATCCAAATGGCGTTGCAAATTTATTTGAAATACAATATTATTTTTATAATCAAAATACTGGTAACGCCGAAATACGAGTAGGTAATGAAAAAATTTATGGTAAAACACGAGGTGCAATAACTTTTGCAACTCAAGCAAATCCAGTTGTATGTACTTCAGTAGAACACGGGTTTGTAAATGGCCAATCAATTACATTTAGTAATGTCGTAGGAATGACAGAATTAAATGGAAATAACTATTACGTACAAGTTTTATCTGCAGATACATTTGCCTTAAAGGCAGATAGAGGATTAAGTACAAATGTAGACGGTACTGGATTTACTGCATATTCTAGTGGTGGAACATATATAACAGAAAGAGATGCAGTTGCTTCAGGTGTTGTTGGAAATGCTTCATTTAGTATTTTCCCAAGAGTAGATATTAAAGGAAATGGAAGAGGAGCAGTTGGTATTCCACAAATTCAAAATGGACAAATCACTTCAATCACTGTATTAAATCAAGGTAGTGGTTATGATAATATTACAGCAGAAGTTGTTGATCCAGCTTATGATTTTGATCCTGAAGATACAACAACTACTGACGTAAGAGCAGTCATAAGACCTCGTTTATCACCAGATGGTGGACATACATATAACGTATTAGAAGAATTTAGATGTAAGCATTTTAGTTTTTATGCTTATATTTCTGCCGATGATAATACTAGAATTGGAGATACAAATACTTATACAGGTGTTGGAATTGTAAGATCACCAAGTTTTCATACATCAACACCAACAATTTTTGATAATAGAATTGCCATCACAACAGACGATATAGATAGATTAACCGCAAATACAACAGTAACTCAATTAAATTCTGATAATGAAGTAGTTTTTTCTGCTAAAGTTCATGAAGTAGATGAAAGCGCGAATACGGCTTATTTAGCAGAATATATGGGTCCTTATGAAAGTAATCCAGACTCAGGAAATGGAGATACCTCTTTAGATTTAACATTACAACTTAGAAACGATACAGGTCAAACAATTACTATAAATAGTCCAGTAGCATCTAATGTTGTATTTTCAAACTATGTTCAAAGAACAGGTGAGGTTTATTTCATGGAAGATTTCTTCCCATTAGCAAGAACAGACCTATCAAGAGAAGAATTTAAGTTTGTATTGGAATTTTAAGGAAAGTAATACGATATGCCTATTAACACAAACCTAAACCAATCACCATATTTCGACGATTTTGATCTCGAGAATCAATACTATCGTGTGCTCTTTAAACCTGGGTTTGCTGTACAGGCAAGGGAATTAACACAATTACAATCAATGCTCCAAAATCAAGTGGAGCAATTTGGCGATAATATCTTTAAAGAAGGTAGTATTGTTAAAGGTTGTTCTTTTACAAATCTTGATGATCTTAGATTCGTAAAACTTATTGACGTTACAGGGTTCGATCCAACGTCTTATATTAGCAGAAGAGTTACAGAAACTATTCTCGGTCAAGAATTAGAACTTGATTATGTTTACGAAGTTACTGGTGCAAACTCTGGATTAAGAGCTCAAATTATTTCTGCTTCAAGAGGTTTTGAAACAAGACCACCAGATCTAAATACTTTTTATATTAATTATTTAACACCTGTTAATTCAGCTACATCAGATACAGAATTTAGAGCTGGTGAGCCATTAACAGTCACACTTTACAAATATAAAGTTGGTGTTACAAATACCGTATTTGCTTCAGAAACACAAAGCATTCCAGGTTTAGCTGTAACATCTCTTGCAAATCATGTAGGAAGATCTTTTGGTATTCAATCCGCTCCTGGTGTTATTTTCCAAAAAGGTCATTTCTTATTTGCTCAAGATCAAATATTAGTTGTATCCAAATATAATAATACGCCTGATGCAGTATCTGTAGGTTATTCAGTAACAGAATCAACTACTAATGCGTTACAAGATAATAGTTTATATGATAATGCAAACGGTTCAAGTAACGAAAATGCGCCTGGTGCTGATAGATTAAAACTAATTCCAAATCTTGTTGTTTTAGATACAGCAGATGCCGATGTTGACGCTGATTTCTTTACACTTATTCGTTACCAAAACGGAAACGCTATTACTTTAAGAGACGTTTCTCAATATAATGTATTAGGTGAAGAACTTGCTAGACGCACTTACGAAGAATCAGGTAACTACGTTTTAAAACAATTTCCATTATCTACAGATGATAGAGATGGTAATGTAAATGTTTTATTAGGAACAGGTACAGCATACGTAAAAGGTTATAGAGTAGAAAATTCTGGTGAACGTTCATTTACAATTGATCAGATTAGTTCAACAGAAACTCAAAATGCTCAATCAGTTTCATTTGATTATGGAAATTATCTTTCAGTTGTTTCTATTAATGGAACAGTAGATATTGATTGGACACCTGTTAATGTGCAAAATAGTGGTGGAAGTAATATTGGTACCGCTATTGCAATTAACGTTACACCTACAAGAGTTTATTTAACAGCAGTTACTTTAACAGGATCAAATACAATATCAAATATTGCAAGACTCAGCGATGGCTCTGGTTATATTGAAGTTGATCCAAGAATAAGAGAAGCAGGTAGAAAATCTTTACTCTTTAATACTGGTATGAGAAGTGTATTTGGAACAACAGATACATTGATTCCAGTAAGAGATCAAATTGCGGCAACACAAACAGGTAATGTTATAACACTTACAGCAAATCCTGGTGAAGATTTTGATGTTCACCAAAATGATATTCTTGTTGTTGATAATACAAATACAGTAATTCCAGTTTTAAGTACTTCACTTGCACTTAATAATAGTCAACTTACAATTAATTTAGATCCTGCTGCAAGTTCAGCAACAAACGTTACATTATTCTATAATAAAAGATTAATTGGTTCGATTGCAGGTGTTGATCCCTATAATAAAACAGTTGCAGAACCATACGTTAAAGTTAACTTTACAAGTTCGACAACTAAATACAGTTTAGGTTTTCCTGATGTATTTGCTATTACAAGTATAGAAGATGCAAGCGGTGATGATTATACAAACAGTTTTGTACTTAAAAATAATCAGAAAGATACTTACTATGATATTTCATATATGGAATATATCCAAGGAAGACCACTTCCTGCAAATGGAGTTTTAACTATTAAATTAAAAGTTTTCCAAGTAAGCACATCTTCTGGAGAATTTTATTTTACAATAAACAGTTATCCTAACTCATTAGACAAATATGATATTCCAGTATATACTTCTTCTGTAGGTAATAGATTTAATCTAAGAGAATGCTTTGACTTTAGAGCATATATCAATAAAGATTCTGTAGTAGATTATAACGATACTACTCCAGCTTCTGCTGGTACGGTAACAACCGCAGTTGGTGCATATCCAATTAGTTTTTCAGATCTAGGTTCTCCATTAGTGCCTGCCTCAGCAGCAAGCGCAACAACAGATATTGAATATTATTTGTCAAGAATCGATGCAATCGTATGTGATTCTTATGGAGAAATAAGTTTAATAAAAGGTAAAGAAGCTAAAGAGCCTTCACCTCCTAGAGTAGAAACAGATAAACTTGTTGTTGCTGAAGTTAATATTCCTGGTTTCCCTGCACTCAGTTCTGCAGCTGCTAATACTGCGAAGAAAAGAGAATACGCGATTAAAGCACGTTCTACAGGAATTAAAAATTATACCATGAAAGATCTTCATTCTTTAGAGAAGAAGATTGATAACATGGCTTATTATATTTCATTAAACCAATTAGAATCAGAAACACAAAATCTAAATGTTTTAGATGAAAATGGTTTAAACAGATTTAAAAACGGTTTTGTAGTTGATCCATTTAATGATCTCTCATTAGCAAATATTCAAGATCCATCTTTTAATGCAGCTGTTCCATTTAATCAAAAGATTTTAACACCTGCAGTTAAAACTTATTCTATGGATCTTAAATATAAAACAAGTACTGGAGCTTCGATCTTCCCAACAACATCAGATGCTAAAGTTGGAACACTCGGTCGTAATGCAAATGTTGAAATCATTAATCAACCTTATGCTTCAGGTTTCCGTAATGCAGTAAGTAACTTCTACAAATATCAAGGTGATGGAGTTATTTCTCCACCTTATGATGCTGCATACGATACAACAACAAATCCAGTTACTATTGACATTGATATGTCAACAGCTTTCGAGGAATTTGTTGATAACATTCAAGAATTTTTACCACTCACTGACACAACTCAAACAACTGAATTTAGAGAAGATGCTTGGAGTTGGGGAAGACGTATGGGTGGTCGCGGTCGTAGCGGAACAGAAGTTACGACTATAACAACTCGAACAAGCGAAATTAGTGTATCACAAGGTTCAACACAAGAACAATTTGTTGGAGACTTTGTTTCTAATTTTAGTTTCAAACCATACATGGCCGGCCGTGACATTAAAGTTTATATGTCTGGCTTACGTCCAAATGTACGACATTATTTCTTCTTTGATGGTGTTGACGTTAATGCTCACGTAATTCCAGGTTCACCTGATAATACTGCAGGATCAATTAAACGTAATGGTTCTAAAGGTGACGCTGTTACAACAGATGCAAATGGTGTATTAAGAGCAGTATTTGCTTTACCACCAGAAACATTCTTTGTTGGTGACAGAGTATTAGAAATTGCTGATGTTAATTTATATAATAGTATTGAAAGTGGTTCAACATCAAGAGGGTTTGTTACTTATAGAGCATACAACTTTAGCGTTGAAAAAACAAGTTTAACAACATCAACTCGTCAACCAGAATTTGATGTTAATACAACGACAACTACAAGAAACGTTGCAAGAAGACCA